AATTTGTGTGAAATTCTGCTCATATTAACCTGTCCGGTGGGATAAAAAGCACCCGGGTCATCACTGAATGAATACACTCCAAAATGGGGCGTTATATTTACATTCGTAACACCCAATACCGTAGGAGAATTTACATAATGTAATAATGGTTGTTCATACGTCGAAAATTTTTCGTCCGCGTTTATGACTGGATTGTTATTGAACCGAAGTTCGATGTTTTCAATAACTTCCATAGCGAGGTGTCTGTTTGTGTCGTCATATTCTTCTAACCTTGAAAAGTAAAGTAATTCCTTTACTGGATTTTTGAAATTTAACATGACCGACTTTGTTTTTTGTGCTCCGTCCATGTGGAATTTGGATAATTGTACCTGAGTTATACAATAATCCAGCGGTCGGGACTTGAAATAATCTCTTTCAATCTCAGAAACGAATACAAACTCTGTATCTAATGAAATTCGTTTAATTTTGGCTACCGGATTTGCTGGAACCGAATTTGTGTGCGTATCTCGGACAATCTTGTTCAATGGTCGAAGTTTTATTCTGACTTCTACTTGTTGTTTCGTGAGAGCACATATAGGAATACTCAAACTCGGATGACGATAAAAATAGAATGGTAAATCTAAAAAGTATGTGTAATCTGTTGTATATCCTAGCAGATTCCCGTGTCCATTCAGAAAATATAACGACTGTGCCACGTCATCATCCGTATTGTTTAGTTGCTGGTGCATGTAAATATATTCACCCGTAATGCGCTCTATAGTTTGGCCACCGATCAAGAGATCCGCATATTCTACTAATCTAGTACAAACGGACGGAACATACTGATGACTGTTCCCACTCGCATCAGGGGTTGGGTCCGTTAAATTGATCTTCAAAGTGAAATTTCGAATGAGATCTCCCTTGTTTTGGGGAATTCTGCATTCTATTATGTTATCAAAATCCAAAGTTCCGTCAAACGGAGATTCGATTTGCTCCAGAGCAAATCGACTATGGCGATTATACGATGAGAGGAAATAGGAGAACTGGGGTTCTTCGGTAAGCCATCGGTCCTGGATACCAGTGACTGCTAAATTTAGACGACCAGCCATCTTACTTTATGTGAGTAAAATTATCCAAATTAAAAGACGCCTTTTATATCAGAATGAACCTTCAACTAAGGAAGTTCAACCCAGCCACTATAAGTGACGACCGGGTCTGTGTTTTTATCGGAAAACGTAACACGGGTAAATCTACGCTGGTCAAGGATATAATGTTTCACAAAAAGCATATTCCAGCGGGTATTGTCTTATCTGGAACAGAAGAGGGGAACCATTTTTATCAAAATTTTGTCCCTCCCTTGTTTATATATGGAGATTACGACAGGGATGCGATAGAAAGGGTCATGAGTAGACAGAGAAAGTTGGTGGGTGCGGGAAAAGATAATTGCGGGGCGTTTATGCTTTTAGATGATTGTATGTATGATAGTAAATTTCTTAAGGACACGTGTATTAGACAATGTTTTATGAATGGTAGGCATTGGAAACTGTTCTTTATGCTAACTATGCAATACGTTATGGACTTACCACCCGCATTGCGCGCAAACGTAGACTATGTTTTTATTCTTCGCGAGAACATCATACAAAACCGAGAAAAGCTCTATAAGTCATTTTTTGGAATTTTTCCATCTTTTGATATGTTTTGTAAGGTAATGGACGCTTGTACAGAAAACTATGAGTGTCTCGTGCTAGATAACACAGTTAAATCTAATAAAATAACAGATTGTGTATTTTGGTATAAAGCCCGGGTTAGAACGGGATTTAGAGTTGGTAGCCCCCAGCTATGGCAGATCAGTAAAAAGATGTATAATCCACGCTATTTACAGGAGAAGGAGGACGACGCACGAAAGGCTACAAAGAAGACGGGAATCACAATCAATAAAGTGGGCACGAGTGGTACAAAAAAGAAAAGGTAAATTATTCAGAACGAATGCGTAATGTGTTTTTGAAAAAAAAGTACCCATAATTTAAATGACTGACATTAGAACCATGAACTTGGGAGATGCCGGCGATGGCATGGTTCCTATAGATACAAAGCCTAAACTGGAACAACCTTCTACGTCATTTGTAGACGAAAATCTGATGGAAAAAAATGTGAGTCAACAGCAAGAAACTACTATGGATTCGACACCTATTGCTGATCTCATGGCTCCCCAAGCTGGTGCGGCCCCGAATTTTATGGCTCCCCCTGCCCCGACGGCGGAAGGCCGTTCCCAGGGTGTCTTACCTTCTATGTCCGCTCCCCAGACCGATGTTGGATTTGCTCAGGAAACTGAAGAGGCTCGCACGAAGAAGACTAAGAAATCATCGAATAAGAATCCGTTCGGTATGACGGATGATCAAATGTTTGCCCTTATTGCGGGTGTTTGCGCCGCGGTTGCTGTGAGCAAGCCGGTCCAAGAAAAACTTGTGAGCTCTGTTCCCAAGTTTTTATCGGAAAATGGTTCTAGAAGTGCCGTTGGCTTAGCTTCCACTGGTCTTGTGGCGGCTATCGTTTTCTGGGTGATTAAGACGTATGTCATTAAACACTAACGCTAACAACTTGCGTATTAGCGACGGGCGATTCCCAGCCCATTTCAGTATATAATCTGAGACCAAGCAATTTTTGGATCACCAGAGCACTCGTGATAAAAGTCATCGAGAATAACACAATTGTTTTCATTGTGCTATTTTTGTCCTTTCCGTAGCTTTCAACGTCTTTCCTTTTTATGGGCCAACCTATCTTAGTGATCAGATAAACCAATCCGACAGATATGAGAGACGCCATAAAGACAAAACTCTTATTGACAGCAAGACGCGGCGCACTCGCCACTATATAACGAAGTAGATTAGGAATGATAAAACCGACCAACCACACGCGCCCGTTAAAGTTTTCAAATCTGGCCGGAAGCTTGAGGGATGGAAGTTGTGTAAGCATGATTACAAATGCCCACAAAAGGACGGCTTGTAATGTGACACTAAAAGGCGTTGCCATGTTACAAGATACTGAGATTATTTATCCTGGACGTGTTTCCCACAGAATTCCGTTTTCTTTGTGATTCTCTTATATATTCCTAATTTCTCGCATATAGCCCGCAATTCCACAAAATTTTCCCAGAATTGTTCTGAATGTTTATACTCTTTAACCGTGCTATGGGCTAACTCATGAATTAATACATGGAATATTTCATTTGGGTCACCGTCTATACAAATACCTATATCCGAACCCTTACTCACATTATACCCTATAGCACCGGACGTTCTAGTCATTCCGGTAAGGGGGACTCTCGTCGTGAGCATTTCAAATTTCTTATTTTTTGTTTTTATCAAGTGTTGTCGGAGTTTTTCGTATTTCTCCTTAACGATTCTCAAATTTTCTGGTTCCCTGATGCTGACTAATATTAACACATTGACAACTGCGAGTATAATCCACGCAATCATGTCTAATATTATTCAAGATTATTATATAACAGAGCACCGCTTATTCTAATTTGTCTTCTTTATATCTCAGTTTGGTAATGGGAATATCAGACAATGAAGTTATAATCTCTTCTTCGAGATGATCGGCTTCTTCTTCGAGACGATCGGCTTCTTCTTCTAGAAGACTGATTTCTTCTGGTGGTACATAATCCAAGCGTAACATCGCCTCGAGACTCTCTTTTCTATACATGACAGCGTCTCGTTCTTTATCGATATCCCATGCCACATGTTGTCCATCCGAGGCCTTCCAATTCTTGTTTTCGTTTATTCGTCGCTGTTCATCCTCGTCCCAACTTTCCTCGTCGGTCACTGTTAAGGATCGTGTTATGATTTTTGATACACGTCGCCCCTTTCGTCGTGGTAATTTCGTTGTCACTTTTCCTGTTACGGATATTCGACTAAGATTAATCATATCTATTATGAAACAATATTTTTTAATCTTTAATACCGACTATTACAAGCGTCGGAATACGGGTTCTTTTTTCCCCCATTCGGGTATAAAATGAGGTGTGACGTGATTGTAACGTTTATGGATTCTTCTAATAACTTCATTCGTATATGTCCTCAATTCCTCTAGTGTTTTGACTACGTATGATTTTTGTGTAGGATCTACGACGTATTGTCGGAGTAAATCACTTGATGTATCTATGAACATTCTGAATATGTTTATAGTGTCTTTGTCCTTACATATACTCTTATCTGTTTGTTGTAGCGTTTTTTTGAAATTCTCCTCCGATAATTCTCCCAACATGTATGCGATTCTACTATAAAAAAACTCTCTATCTTCATCTAATTCTTCAGCATTTAGCCACGTGACTCTTCTTTCGAAATGTTCTAATAAATTGCTCAGTTCTGCCATTTTGAATACGTCGTTACGAAATGATATATGGAATTTAACGATGGATTGATTCCATCTTTCATTATTTTGATCGTGACCAAATGAGGCAAAATATCCCAGATCCGTTTCTACTTCCCTTTCCCATATCTCCCTAAAATTTGGACACCCACCACACGGTATATCTTGATTGTCTCTATTATTATTCAGTCTAAATTCTAAAAAGTGAGGATTGTGAATCCTCCCCATTTCCACGTTTCCTGTTTGCCAGTTATATGCGGTTTTACATTTTGGGCACCACATTTGCGAACACCCACTTAGCTTTTGGATCATTTCCCCACACGCGGGACAAGGTTTAGTATCCTTTGCTATCAATTTCATGGTTTTTACGTCATCTGGGTTACACTCGTGACCTTCGAGTATTTCCCCATTACATTTTTCACAGAATCTTTTTGTACAGATACCACAATACCATTCTTCGTCTAAAAATCCCTTACAGTCACCACTTGGACATTTACGAACAAATTTTCTACTTGGGTCCTCTCCATCACTGGGTGATAGACCCTGACTTCGTAATATATGAAGTCTATCTTGTAAATCGTTTAATTTAGGAACTAATAACTGCATTTCTGGATTGGTCATTATATCGTCATCCGGTT